ATGTTCTGATTGAGAGCAAAGTCTCTATCATCTTCAAAACGTCCTCGCTGATCGTCGAGGTAGCCCTGCTGATAGCCCATAAGATTGTTGCCTGCGCCTGTCATGAATCTACCCATGTCACGCATAGCACCAATACCACCAAAGTAGGAGTTAGATACACCTTGGTTAGCCATCATTGCATCTTGGAACTGCTGATTCTGAGCATTCATGGAGCGATCCATCAACCTATCATTGATATTAGCTGTCATATCAGCTTTACGATCATCAAATCCACGGTTAGCAACTGCTTCAGCTATGCCTGCTCTAGAAGAGTTCATGTTACCAGAGCCACTAGCACCCATATTGATGCCAGTAAGAGTGTTTTCTTCAAGATTTCTCTTATCATCACGCATTGCGGCATTAACTAGACCACCAGAGTTAGCTATTGCGTAGTCTTGTGCATTCTGGATTCTATCGCCTTGCGTCTGGTTGTAGAGGTCGTTGTAGTTGTCAGCAAAACCTTTGCCTGCTTGGTTGATATCAAACGCGCCTTGAGCGCCCATCGCACCCATGCCACCCATGTAGTGGTTGCCTGCTGAGAAGTAGGGATTTTGGTCGGCATAAGTTTGTCCTTGGTATGCACCCTTTTCTAGAGAACTGTTTAGAGCATCTTCGGCTCTGTCGTAGCTACGTTGAATGTAGGGCTTTGAAAAGTTGTAGCCTTCCATCTGCGCCTTTAGCTGTGCCTCTTGCGCTTTTTTCTGTGACTTTGCGGCTTTAGATGCGCCAAATGCGCCTAGTGCGCCTCCAATAATTTGCCCCCACATAGGGATACCTCTAGTTTAGTTGTATTAAGGGTTTAAGTACTTGGCTGTGCGCTTAACTGAGTCTCTAAATCAAAATAAGATGTAGAGCGGTTAGATACAGTCAATGTATAAGTAGTAGAGCCAGAACCAGTATCTGAGTCATACCACTGGGTACTGAAGTTTCCGAAAGAAACGTATGGTTCACCTGCACTGTTGTTTCCTTGGATGAACGTACCGTCAGCAGTCCATGTTTTAATCGTTGTAGAGCCACGTTTAAGTGTCAAAGTGACAGGAAATGGATCAGTCGTTTCATTACTAGTGGACGGCCACGCTTTAGAAAGTTTCCAGTTGATTCCAATTAGTACTGTACCGTTAGCCACTCTAGTTACTGTGACAGAGGCATCGGTATTACCAGTGGTATCATCAACTTCTACTGCCGCAGGCATTCCAGGAGCGCCAGTTACAGTCAGTTCACCATTTGTAACTGAAAGATATGAGCCATCCAGAGAGATTCTATCTGCACTGAGAGTTCCAGTTTCGATTGAGTCAGCCGTCAGCTTTACACCACTACCTAGACTTACAACATTGTTTGAATAGGTAAATGCGGCTAGTCCAGATTGGTTAGCACCGCCACTAGGGTCTATCAACAAGAATTCATCAGCCAATATTTTGAACGAGCCTGAAGTACCATCATTGTTTTGCTCAAATCCAGTGACATAACCATTAACATCTAGTTTTACACCATATTTGGCTTCTAATGCACTATCAGCACTAGCGCGAGTACTAGCTTCAGTAGTCACGGATGCTGAGACACCATCAACTGTAGACGATAGAGTAGTAATGTCATTAGCCAGTGTGGTATCAGCATTACTTCTTGTGGTTGCCTCAGTAGTAATCGAAGAACTTAAAGTGGAGTTGTTGCTAGTGACCGTAGCCTCTAAAGTAGTTAAATCAGTAGCTACTGCGCTAACTGCATTTGCTCTTGCTGTTTGTTCAGTGGTAATAGCCGCAGATTGATTACTATCGTTAGTACTAACTGTAGCAGTCAAATCTGTTATGTCTTGGGCTATTGCAGTATCTGCATTTGCTCTTGCTGTTTGTTCAGTCGTAATAGCCGCAGACTGAGTACTGTCATTAGTACTAACTGTAGCAGTCAAGTCTGTTATGTCTTGGGCTATTGCAGTATCTGCGTTGGCTCTCGCTGTCTGCTCAGTAGTAATAGCCGCAGACTGAGTACTGTCATTAGTACTGACTGTAGCCGTGAGATTAGTAACTAATGTAGAAAGAGAGGAGTCAGCGGAGGCTCTTGTAAGTGCCTCTGAAGTAATAGCCGCAGTATTACCATTCACTGTGGATTCTAAATCAGCGAAAGACTGAGTGTTTACTACACTACCATTTTCTATAGTGGTCGTTAAAGCATCGGTACGTTGACCATTGATATCTAAAGTGTTCTCAATTCTCTGGAGTTCTTTAGCTAGATAAGCCGCTGTAGGATCATCATTTACACCCTTCTTATTCTTCTTGCCAGGATGTGTAGTTCCTTTAGTACCCCCAAGTTTTGGTAGTGGGGCTACAGTAGAAATCAGTGGTAGGGGGTGACGTTTGTAGCCCATTGGAGGTACTTGGGACATTGCTACCTCCTACCAGTAGTTAGAATATCTAAATCAAATCCTATGAAGTTAAAATCTTTATAGCCATCTACATCTACCTTATAGCTTAGGTAACGGCCAGAGGCTCTTGTGTCAATCTTGTGGTCAGTAGCACCATTAAAAGACACTGGCGCACAGTAAGTAGTGGCAGTGCCTAGTAGATCGGATGCACCAAAAGTAAAGTTGAAGGTCTTATCGGGATTCTGGGTGTCTATCTGAGGGATAATCTTATTGATTACTTTGTAGCCACTCAGGGGAGACATTTCATCTAAGTCTATTCCTACTCTTTCTAAGAGAGGGCTTTTGTTGGCTTCACTATCAAGTGGAAAAGCCAATACTCCTGTATCACTCAAATCTAACCCATAGAGTTTATCTGAGGTTATCCCATCAGCCGTATCACTCTCACCTACAAATAGAGAATGCTCATCGTAGCCTGCTTCTTGGGTGTAGTAGCTACCGCCTACCGTGTCATAAATGGCTGTAGTGTTTGCATAGGTTGCAGAGGCACTAATAGAACCATTTGTTGCACTAGAGACATTAGGTAAATCTGTGAATGACCAAGTTTGATTCTTGTAGTTGAATACAGCCGCTCGATTACAGCGATCACCGTTAGTGTATTCAGCCATATCGTCACCCGATACATAGCAGAACATTACTTCGTCTAGATCAGCATTGTGGTGTACAAAGCACCTGTCTGTTTTAGCCGTATTTAAGCCACTAAAGATATAGTCTTTTACGCGCTCATCACATATAGATTGACGAGTGTGGGAGTCATGCATATAGATATCATCGTGGTCAAAGACGTAGTGAATACCCTCGACTTCAGCAATACAATTCTGGTTGATAACACCACAGTCACTAAAGACTTTCCTGAAGTTATGTATGAATGTACCGCCTACAAATTCCATCAGCCATACTTGGTCTTTTGAGTAGATGATGAAGTTAGTACCTAAAGGTAAGCCATCAACTATGCCTGTCTTCATTTGGACTAGATCATTAAAGCCTGCCGACTTAGTAGTATCAGCGGCATCCCAACTATCGGGTACTGAGTTAGCTAAAGTTAAATTAGAGTACCTAATTCTAGAGGGGTAGCTAGTACCGTCCTCTACTGTATTTAAAGCTATTAAGAAGTCACCATAGGCTCTTATAGATGTGGCTCTCCAGTTGGCATTCCAATTAGGTAGAGTAGCAAAGCTAGAACCGCCATTAGCCATATAGACAGGTACTTGGTCTTGCCTATTGAGGTAGACCATATCAGCCAAACTAGTGCCAGTTATAGGGCTATCGTTGGCAGTAGTCGTAGAGATACTTCCCTGGAGAGAAGAGATACTACCGTTAGCGTACTGCTTAATATCATATTCATCAGACACCATAACGATAACTGCAAAGCCACCACTAGATGCCGCAGGGATTCCATAGGAAAACCTTGGGTTCATCCCAAGGCTATCTTTGATTGATCTGAAGACAGGAGATCGAGCCACCTTACCTTCATCAAATCTTACGTTCTTAGCTTTAGTGAAAGCATTGGTAGGTAACGCACTAGGAAGAATATCAGTAACTACGCCTATGTCACCAACATTGCGGATAGGCATTAGTTGTCCCATTTTTTGGCTTCCTTATGTGATAGCTTTTAAGATACTCGTTTCCACATATAGACAACTACATAGGGCTGTACGTTGTTGTGGGCTAGACCACCACCAGTACTCTCAGTAGCTACTGTGGAGAAACTAGATGCGCCATCAGCCGAACCTGTAGAGCCTGTACCTGTAGGGTCTTCAAAGTTGGAGATACCGTGGGTGTGGCTAGGTATTTCATCTACAGATAGGGTGTGCGTCTTAGCACCGCCTACGAGTACAGAACTACCGTCACCAGAGGAGGCTACAAAGTCACTATCTGGGTTAGCCGAATCATCATGTCCAACTAAGACTCTACCTTGTCCAAAGGACTCCCAAGTACCACCAAAGAGGGTACTAGGGCTAGTAGATACAATAGAGGTATAGATACAGCCAATCGGATAGACATTTAGTAGGGTAGCCGCTGTAGCCGAATCTGCGGCATTAATCAAAGTCCTTATTTCTTCGGCTGTAATCCCTACAGCCAACGCAGGGGTAACTTCACCTTCGCTATCTGTAGCTGTAGTGATAGCCGCATCTGTAGCACCAATTAGAGCCTTAACTTCTTCTCCAGTGACACCACTAGCTAAACTTGGGGTAGAGCCGTCTGAGGTGATAGCCGACACAGGTTCAGCAACCTTAGCGTTTATAGCTGTATGGGTGGCTGTTACTGCTCCACTAAGGTTAGGAAAGGTAGACTTAACTGTAGACTTTATGAGTCTCAAGTGTTCGTCTGCTTGGGCTAAACCGTCGGTTGCGACAGGGTTAGACGCATTAAGACTGTCTATGTAAGTACCAGTTTCAAGAGCCATCTAAGGGCGCTCCTATAAGAGTTCGATTTGTGTTTGTTTTTAAGGGGTAACTAAAAGGAGGAATCTCTGAGGTGGAGACTCCTTTACAAAAGGTCTGACAACAACAACAACAACGTGACCTTTAACGGTATTTTTGAAGTCAAACTATTAGCAACCCATTGGGGGCTAGATTTT